ACGGGAAGCCGGACCTGCTCGAGCTCTGCGAGATCTATTCGCGATCGATCGCCGTGCCCAGCACGCACTCCTCCTTCAAGGTTCTGTCCGCCGACGTCGCCACGAAGCACGGCTACAACATCCACGCGCTGATCTTCGACGAGTTCCACGCGCAGCGATCGCGCGATCTCTACGAGGCGCTCTATCGCGGGATGCTGAAGCGTCGTCAACCGGTGTTGTTCATGGTGACGACCGCCGGCGATGACGACGAAAGCATCTGCATGGAGGAATGGGAGTACGCGCAGAGCGTCATCAGCGGCACGATCCCAGACGACACGTGTCTTCCGGTCATCTTCGAGATGGGGAAAAAGGAGGACTGGACGTCGATCGATGTCGTGGCGCGCATCAACCCAGGCTTCGGCATCACCGTGAAGGCGGACGGCCTGGCAGCCGAGATCCAGGCCGCGACGAATCAGCCGCGCAAGCGCAACGACTTCCTCCGATATCACGGGAACCGCTGGACGTCCGCGTCCGTTGCATGGACTCCGGTGGAATGGTGGGACGCCTGCCCGGTCCTCGCGATGACGCCGGCGGACCTGCAGCACTTCCCGCGAGCGTGCGGCCTCGACATGGCGCAGAAGCTGGACCTTGTGTGTTTCAGCGTCGCGTTTCGTCTGCCGCTCAACGATCAGGCGCAGCCGGAGGATCTGCAACTGGTCAGCGTCCTCGAGGACGGCTCGGTCGTGCAGGCGCCGTTCACGCTGAACTTTCGGACGGTCGTCATCCCTCACTTCTGGATCCCGGAGGCCCAGGCGTACGCGAGAGAGAAGGAGTCCTCTGTCCCATTTGCATCCTGGAGGGAGAGCGAGTTCATCACGTTCACCGAGGGCGAGATCATCGACTACGAGCGGATCTACCGCGACATCTCGACGAAGATCCTGCCGCGCTACTCGCTCGCTGGCGCCTACCTCGGATACGACCCCGCGTTCGCGACCGACGTCGCCCAGCGGCTCACGTCAGCCGGGCTGCAGATCGTCGAGGTGCGCCAGAACTACACCGATCTCTCGGAGCCGTGCCAGGTCTGGGAAGCGCTGATGAAGGCCGGCCGCATCACCCGCGACGGTAATGCAGTTATGCGTTTTTGCGTTGAGAACGTCGCGGTGAAGTCCGACGACGCCGGCCGGATCCGACCTGTGAAGCCGCGCCGGCGATCGGGGAAGAACAAGAACATCGACGGCGTCGTGGCTTCAGTGATGGCGCTCAAGGGCCTCATGACCGCTGCGCCCCCAACGCAGTCGGCGTGGGACGGAGAGGTCATGGTGCTCAACTAATGAAAAAGCTGGGATTCGACGGGTGGGACGTCGCCGGCGCCGCGGGCGTGGCGCTTGTGATCTCGGGCGTCCGCGCGATCGTGGGCTGGCCCTGGGCCTCGATTCTGCTCGGCGCGATGGTGCTGGGCGTGTACATCATTCATGAAGTCCGAGGAGGGAGCGCGGCATGATCCTGTCGGCGGCGTTCGGATCTCAGGCCAGGGCGACGGCGGACCTCAGCGCGTTCGACGACCGGTGGTATTCGCCATCACTGGGACTCGACACGGACGCGGGGATCGCACTGAGCGCCGATACGATCCACAAGTGCGCCGCGGTCCTGGCCGCCGTGCGTTTCAAGGCGGATGCCGTCGCCGTCTGCCCGCCCAAGGCGATCGAGTATCTCGGGGATGGCTCCAGGAAGCCTGCGCCGAACCACTACGCGCAGAAACTGCTGCGCAACCCGAACGCCTGGCAGACCGGCTTTCAATGGACGAACGTCAACGTCGTATGGATCTCCACCTGGGGAAACGCCTACAACCGCATCAAGTCGGGCCAGACATCCTTCGCGCAGGAGCTCTGGCCGCTGCATCCGTCGCGCACGCGCGTCATCGACCAGGCGAGCGACGGCAGCCTGATCTACGAGTACCGGGACAAATCCGGCCAGCGCGAGATCCTGAGCTCGGACGAGGTCCTCCACTATCAGGGGATCAGCCTCGACGGCTTCAGCGGCGCGCCGATCTATCAACTCATCCGGAACGCGGTTGCGATCGCGATCGTCGCGGAGAAGCATTCGTCGGTGTCGCTGCGCAAGGGAACGCGCATCTCCGGCATCCTGTCGACCGAGCAGTCGATGGGCCAGGACCTGCGCGACCGCACGCGCGAGAGCTGGAACAGCGCGTTTTCGGTGAGCGGCGAGCATGCCGGCGGTGTCGCGGTCCTCGGCGGTGGCCTGAAGTTCACACCGATGGGCCAGACCAACCGCGACGCCCAGTTCCTCGAGCTCCGCTCCGAGCAGCTCTCGGAGATCCTGATGGCGCTCGGCGTGCCCGGCGTCGTGATCGGCTGGCAGGGTGACAAGTCGTCGACATATGCGAGCGCCGACGCCTTCTTCGAGAAGGGCGGCGTCAAGCACTGCCTCCTTCCGATCGTCATCAACATGGAGCAGCGCGACGAAAAGACGCTCCTGATGGAGGGCGCGCAGATCTCGCTGACGAGAGACCTGGACGTCCTGCAGCGCGCAAACACGAAGGACCGCTTCGAGATGCTCGTGAAGGCCTGCGGCGGTCCGTTCATGACGCGCAACGAGGTCCGGCAAGTCGAGGACATGAACCGAGACGCCGAGCCGGACATGGACAAGGTCCTCATGCCGGTCAACATGCTTCCCACGGGCGACGTGCGCCAGGGCACCGAGCTCGATCCGAAGGCCGGCGGAAATCCCGCGCCCGATGGCCAGCCCACCGAACCGCCGCCCGACAGCGGCGGAGACAGCAAGGCACGCATGCGCGCAATGCGGCTGGCCAACGCGGCGGCCGCGCGCATCGTCCGGCGTGAGGTCGCGGCCATCAAGGGAAGCAACGGCAGCCGTGGGGCTGCCCTGCGCTTCGCGAACGATCCTGCCGGCTGGCGGCAATGGGTGGAGGAGTACTACGCGGAGCACGCCGCGATCGTCGCCGACGCCCTGGCGCTCGACGCGGCCGCGGCGCGCGACTATGCCACGGGGCAGGCCGAAGCGCTCCTCGCCGGCGGCGTCGGCATCGTCGAACACTGGGAAACGTCGGTGGTGCCGCGGCTCGCGGCTGTCGCTCTTGGAACAGGAGAATGAACATGGACGACCTCTATCCGCGCCTCCTCGGTTTCGTTCGCGAGCAGCCGTGGGCTCTGCTGCCGGAAAAGCTCGCGGTGATGGCGGACCTGCTGCGCTTTCGATCCTCGGGGGGCCGCCTCACGCCTGACGAGGTGCGCTCTCGGATCGAGACCGGCAAGAACGCTCGAGCGCGCCAGCGTTACTACGATCCGGAGAGCGACGACATCTTCGATCCCCACCACGACCCCGAGACCGGGCAGCTGCTCGGCTATCGCTCGGCGGCGACGGGCGCCACCATGCAGCAGGGCCGCCAGGTCGTGGCCGTGCTGGGGATCTATGGCCTGATCTCTCAGCGAGCGTCGATGGTCGACGATCTCAGCGGGCCCGGTGCGACATCGATCGAGCGGCTGACCGCCCAGGTCCGCGCCGCCCTGGCCGACCAGGCCGTCCGCGCGATCGTCTTCGACGTCGACAGCCCCGGCGGCGGCGTCTACGGCGTCCAGGAGCTCGCCGACGAGATCAGAGACGCACGCGGGACCAAGCCCATGTTCGCGGTGGCGAACAGCCTGGCGGCCTCGGCCGCCTATTGGCTCGCGACGTCGGCGGACGAGCTCGCCGTGACACCGTCAGGCGAGGTCGGATCCGTGGGCGTGTACGCGGCGCACGAAGACATGAGCAAGGCCCTCGAGGAAGAGGGCGTGAAGGTCACGCTCGTCTCGGCCGGAAAGTTCAAGACCGAGGGCAATCCCTTCGAGCCGCTCTCGGAGGAGGCCGCGGCCTACATGCAGGCCCGCGTCGACGACTACTACAACGCCTTCGTCCGCGCGGTGGCGAAGAGCCGCGGCGTCGGCGTCGAGGACGTGCGCCGCGGCTTCGGTCAGGGCCGCGTTGTCGGAGCGTCGCAGGCCGTCGAGATGAAAATGGCCGACCGCACGGCCACGCTCGACGAAACGATCCGTCGCGCCGGAGGTCGATCGGGCGCGCCCGCGCAGAGGGCCGCCGTCGCCCCAGCGGCGCCTGTGACGAGCGCGCCGCCTCAACAGACGCCGGCGCACCTGGCCGAGCTCGAGGCGGCGAGCGTGAGGGCACGGACGCTGTGATGCGTCGCGGCCGTAAGATCAAGCTCCGTCTCGTCTGGACCTGCTCCGACTTTGTGCACCATGAGCATCGCTGGAGCTTCACGGCGTGGCTCTGCGGGCGAATCCAGTGCGCGTTCGCTTGGCTGCGCGCTAAGACCGAAGGAGTCGCGTGGTGAAGAAGCGGCAGGACCATCGGCAGTATTCCAAGAGCACCCTCGCGCAGACATGCGAGCAGCTCTGGAAGGAGCGACAACACGTAAAGGCCACGGAGGCGAAGCGTTGGCGCGTGCGCCTGGCCATCACGGCGTTCCTCGCGCTGCTCGCCGGCGGAGCGCTGGGATACGTCGTCAGAATGCTCTCGTAGAAAAAGTCTTGACTTTCGAAACGTTGTTCCCTTAACCTCCGTTCAGTAGACGTTGGGGCACCACCCAAAGGTGCGAAGCCCCGTCCCGCGAAAGGGCGACCTCCTACGAGAGCGCTGAGCGGGTACCGAGAAGAAAGGTTTTTCTCGGTGCCAGCCGGCGCTTTCGCTGTTTCTGGCACCACAAAAGGAGGTCGTCATGGCCGCTCGTATCAACGAGCTCAGGCAGAAGCGAATCGAGGCGCGCAGCTCCCTGCTCGCGCTGCTCGACCGCCTCAACGGTGCGTGCAGCGCCGAAGGGCGCGGGTTCACCGCGGAAGAGAAGGCAGGGATCGCCGAGGCGGAGGCCAAGATCGCCGCCGTCGATGAGGTGATCCACGCCGAAGAGCGGCGCATCGAGCTCGAGAAGGGCGTCGCTGCGACCGCCAAGAACCCCATCTCCTCGGAGAATTTCGCCTCACTCGGTCAGATGCTCCAGGCGGTGAAGGAGGCGCCGAAGGGTGTGCAGTTCACCGATCCGCGCCTGACGGCTCCACTGGCGGCCGCTTCCGGTGCCAACGAGAGCGTCGACTCCGAGGGCGCTTTCCTCGTCCAGCAGGATTGGGGCG